AGCTACGTGGAGTAGCAAACGAACGCGAGCTAGAACGAGGATCAAAGTCGTAGAGGTCTTGTTTAGCAAAACCGATGTAACCCACCACGTCTTTGTGGATTTTGTTGTTAACTGCCCAAGTCTCCCACGAGCTATGGTCGACACGCATTTCAAAATGCATGAAACGATTTGCCAACGGAGCAGGCATGCGGAAGGTAACACCCTTGTCGCTTTCACGGTTACCTGCGGCAACCATAACAACATTGTCGGGCAAAATATATTTGCCGATTCGGCGGTTAAGAATCAGCTGATAGGCTGCTGCCTGAATGCTAGGAGCGGCGCTGTTCATTTCGTCCATAAACAGGACCACGTAGGGATACTGTTTAGCGAACTCTTCGTCAGGCAAATCGATGGGAGGCGCCCAATCCATTTTACCCAGCTCCTTGTTGAAGTATGGAATACCGCGCAGGTCAGTGGGTTCCATCTGTGCAAGACGCAGGTCGATGTACGCACCGCCCAAATCTCGAGCAATACCTTCGATTACCTCAGACTTGCCAATGCCTGGAGGGCCCCAAAGAAAAGCTGGACGCTTTTTCTTGAAACATTTAAGAATAGCACGACGAGCACCATCGCTGGTAACAGTGCGGCTTTCGGTTACAGTCTCTTTAGCCATTTAAAAACTCCTTTGTGATGTAAAAGTATATTATATCTGAAACTTGAATTATTGTCTGTTGTTATTATGCAACATAGACATAGGGTTGGTTCCAACGACCAATGTTCACGTCCACGTACCAGCCCACATCGAAGTAGTCAGTCATGGCGTCTGAATTGTTGTGATTGCCTTTGTTCATAGCAGCCAGCACTTCTTTCAAGAAGTCTTTGGCCTTGCCTGAAAAGTGTTCATGATACCAATAAGGATTGACATCCACGGATTGATTCTTACGGATGTGATCAATTTGGTCTTGAGACATTTTGCGACCATGCAGGACTTTGCTGTCAGTCTCGATAAAATTTTCAACAAAATCAATCTTTCCCGACTTGATAGTCAGAACCAAAGACGAATGAGTCCGAATCGACAAAGAACCTTTGACGCCGTACTTTTTCAAGACAGCCTTGATAGCAGGGGCCAGGGATTGTTTACGTTCTTGAGAGACATAAGCCATTTCGTTTACTCCGTTTTGTTACTGTATGCCATTATTATAGCAAAATTGGGAATTTCGAGCAACCAAAAAATGTGTTGTTTTTATACAACTTCCAGCATGTTAGCAGGTACTTTCCACAGGCCCTGCGGACTACGAACCGTTACAAATTTAATGGCAATCTTGTCTACGGTGCCAGTAATAGTCATACCGCGTTTAGTACTAGTAAAACGAACATTATCGCCCAACTTGATAGAACGGATTTTATCTTTACGAAGTTGGGACTTGGCAAATTGCACGGCACTGAGGATGCTGGACAGTTCAGTGTCGGTAAAATTACCGAACATGATAGCTTGATTAACTTGCTGAATCTGGGTCATTTGGTTCAATTTGAACTCCTTGTTAACTACAATATCAATATTATAGCAAAATTGGGAATTTCGAGCAACCAAAAATGTTGTTGTATTTTTACAACAATTGTAGTACTAATTAAGTATTATTTTCTAGATTAGCTAGATATTTTTTGAGATCGCCGTCCATAAGGCTTAACATGGCAGCTTCTTGCTCGTCAAAAACTACAATTTTATGGGCACCGATAAGATAATACATACCTTGAAAGAATCGCTCAAGTTGAAGTAAATGTTTATTGGCCAAAGGTTGATCAAATTCAAATTTATAAGATTTTAATTTGAGATCTGCGGAGAGAAATTTAAATCCAGCAAGGCTTAATCTTAGACTGCTGGGGTCTTTGGGATTATTCCAAATAATGTAATTTAACTTACTGGGATGTTGCTTTGACATTTCAGCAAACATCTGAGTTAATTGAGTTTGCGTAAACCGTTTAGGGGTAGATTTTGTTACCACTTTTCATTAAAACTACAGAAAATAAATCTGTTTTGAACAAAATGTTTAGTTTTTTGCAAAGATTAATGGCATGCCCTTTATTTGAGAACGAAGTCTTTTTATATTTAGGGCCTGGATAATTGACTAGCATGTTACCGCTTTTCAAATTGATTGGTTGATTATCATAAAACACTGCCCAGATACCTTCACTACTGAGAATTTGCTCACTCTTATAGGTAGATTTATTTACATGTTCGATTAATACATTTGGTTTAGGTCTGCTCATAGATTTATCAACTAATAATATTTATCTCTTAATGTACGTAGATTATTTAAATCCCCCACCATCTACTGCAATACTGATTACCGAGTCCCCCGATTTCGCTGCTGCAAGTTGTTTGCTTAATGTAGAACAATGATTTAGCAAATCAAACAAATCATTATGAAGACTTCTTGCTTCGTTAGCAGTTAGCATAAGATTTCTTCCACCGGTCTGATTCATTAGTTTAACTTTGTCGTTGAAATTTTTTAAATGCAGACTTAGATTAGCTTCATTCATTATTTTACCGCCTTTAGTGCGTCCTGCATGTCTGTTTTAGTTTTAAACGGACCTTGGAAATCGTATCGGTTTAATGTGATAAATTTTGGGCAATAACTTTTAACCCATCCATTATTAAATTTAATAATATAATAACCAGCGCAATAATAACTTTTACTTTTGTTAGTTTTTGTATAAATGGGAAACTGGTGCTTAACGTCCCACAGTAAATTCCATGGTTTATTACTTACAGGGTAACCGTATACTTCATGATACTCTGGTGTAAGTTTTTCTTTTTTTACAGTACTGTCGAAGACCACATTGTGTGCTTTACTTAGTAGTTTGATACTGGCATATTGAACTCTAGACTGTTCGTGAACATAAACAAATCCGCCTTTTTCCACGGCCTGAATAGTTCCCACTTTGTTTCCGTCAGACTCAACAATCCAATATTTGTTTTTAACAACTGGTCGTGCAATTAATTCAATCATAATACTGTAAGTCCTGCAAATGCAATGTAGCACAATTGATGTGCCATTTGATCTAGTCCTAGATGATTCCAAAACTGAGGAGTGGTAATATCTCGATTACCATAGTTCATCTTAGCCCAGTCGATGTGATAATGCAAGATAAAATCTATCACGCCGATAAAAAATGCAAACTCTATATTGGCCCATCCAGTTACGGTCCATAAACAAGCCAACGTTCCAATGCCATGCTTAAGGCTGTGTTTGATACCTAACCAGTCAAAATATATACCTTTATGTTTTACTTCTTCTTCATTTTGATTTACAAAGTCTATGTACCAGTGTTTGATTTGTAACAAAACAAGAATAAAAATAAAAGTTTCAATCATTTGTTATTCCTTTGTTGAAATCTATACTCTCGGCGAAGCCACCATTTGTAGCGAGCAAAGTACTCTTGTAGAGAATAGCGGGGTTGTTTCCACAGATCGTGTTCCTCACAATTTTCTCTCCATAATTCAGATAACCAAAGCCTAAAAGATGTGTTCATGCTATTTCTTCTGGTATGGCAAGATCTTCGTAGAATGAAGACATGACATCTTTAATATATTCAATGATTACTTGGGCATCATTCACTGGGATAAATTTTATACTGTCCCATGCTAACATATAATCTATGTTTCTTGCTTTTGCTTCATTGATGTAACTGTCGATGAATGTAGGATTAAACCATCTAAAACAGATATCAGTGTCCGGGATAAAAATTTCAATGTCATACACGTCATATGTCTTAGTGTCGAATACTACACTACAAAACTCGGATCCATTTATATCTGCAAACTCCATAAATCTTGCATTGTCTCCCCAACATTTCCATTGAAACTTGTCTCCTCCAGATACACGACCTTCGGCAGCAGTAATTACGTCGATAAGTTTCATTGAGTTATATCCTTTAACATGTCAAAAGTTAATTCATGATCATACACAGTGGCCACAGGCTTGAGCCATCCCCGCTCTAAACAATCTTGAATAATAAGTCTGTATTCTCTGGGGCATTCTTTGACAACTTCAAATCCGGCCCGAGGAATAACCAGCATTCCGTCTACTAAATTAAAATTAGGATCTTTTGATCTAATAGTCCTGAATCGACTCGAATGCATTTTAAAACCCATGGTAATCAAATCTTTCTTTAATTGACTTGATAGACCGTTCGACAGTGGCATCTATTAGCCCTTTGTCGAAAGTAGTGTAGGCATGTCTGGTGTCTGTGTTACGCACAGCATCAATACATTCTTCTATAATTTGTTTTGCAAAAGATAATTGCATGTCCGGATTGATGCCAGGATAATGACTGCCGCCTGCTTGTAATTGAAACTTTTTAATTAATTCTTTGTTCATAGTCTACCTTTAATCTCCACAGTCAATGCGCCATGGGCACATACTTAATATATGTGTCGAACAATCGTCCTCGCCAAAACAAGTTGGCGCCGGCAGTGGTCGTTTCAATCTAATCAGAGTATGAATCGATTGTCGTTCTTCACTGTCTTGTTTTCCATTATTTGCCAATGTTGCTTCTTGATTTAATAAATCTTGAATTTCTGTCATTCAGGATACCCTGCAGATAAAATTGTGCCAACAGCGGCAGCGTTTTCGCTGAGTTTAGCAAGATCATATTTGCCACAAAATTTAAGAAACTGAGCGCCCACCATTGATCGATTTTTTGTAATACTGTTAGTAACAATGGTTTCATTGATCCATGTTCTAACATTGTCGGGCTGGGCTGACAAATCTACTAGTGTACGATTGCGTTGATAATCATCGAGAACTTTATGCTCTACGCCATTATGGTCGGTCCAAGATTGCAACATCATGTTATTCCAATTGAATCCTTTTTTATCCATATCAGCATAAGCTTCAACGAGACCTACTTTATTTTTACTGCCTTTAGTTCGGACTCCGGGGTACGCACTGAACACATTGTCAGTGGGATCACCACGCATACATTTTTCGAATAGTATAAATTTGGGATCGGGAATTTTCTTAGGCTCTTTGGTCTTTTTATCAATGACCATCTTGCCCTTTTTGTCAAAAATTCCTTGCAGTGTATGTAGTTCGTCTGCTACGCCATTATACTGATTAACATTGTCGGCTAGTAACTGATGAAAGTCTGTGTCGCTGCTTACGATGGTGTGGTGATCCTGAGGGTGTGCTTGAATCCATCCTGCCACCAAGTCATCTGCTTCCAGACTGTTGTGCTGGAGAACAGTACAATTGGTGCGTTCGGATAAGAACGTTTTAAGATCGTCAAAAGCTTCCCAGAACAATTTATCTTCTTCTGCTTCTTTTTCTGTGAGCGCGGCTCGTGCAACTGCTCGGTTCTTTTTGTAAGGCTCATAGAAATCCTTGCGCCAGCTGCGGCCTTCGAGACAGAATACAACATGATCCGCTTTTTGATCTCGCCATGCTTTGTTTACGCTGGCAAGGGTTACGTGGATAGCAAAACCTAGTTTATCCCATGTGTCGCTTTGGCGATGGGCACTGTGTCTTGCACGGAAGAATGTATTGGCTGTGTCAACAATTAGATATCGCATAGTGCAGTAATAATAGCAGTTTATTCGATATTTGTCAACTTCTCTAATAATAATTTTGCTACTAATTTATGCGTTTCAGGACCAAAATGCATTCCATCACGAGCATGATCTAAAATATCGTAGCCTGTTAGCTGTTTCTTTACTTCACTTTTAACATCGGAATATACCGGCCCGACTATAGACTCGACACGGTCGTGCAATAATTCTACAATTAATTTGTTTTTATGAAAACGTTGTAATGAAATATCAGGATTCATATTCCATATATGATATAATTCGCTGTGGTTTGGTATTATAAAATCTGCTCTTTCATCTTTATAAATTTCAAACCTTCTGAAATTAGGCCAAAAAATGAATACGGTATTGATTTGAAATAACCCAGTAATGTTAGTTAAGATTCTAGCAACAGTGTCAGATGTTCCTGCCCCTAGCCCTAAATTAAGCATAGGATATGGTCTATTTTTTTCTACTAGACTAGGCCAAATCCAATCGATTGGTAACCCAACTCCCATAGTATGACTACATCCCAATGCTACATCTATTTCTTTGCCCATCAATGAGTCAAAATCGTAAGTTCTAAATCCTTCATTACTAAAATCGTAAGTTATGTCGATATCTTGCCATTTAGCAAAATCAGGATTCTGTTTAAATCTATCTACATTATCGGTCCCGGACCATTTTGTTTGAATTTTTTTAGGATTCCAACTATATGGAGTAGTATTCTTTTTCCAATGATTGAACATATATTTGATCTTAACTTATTTCGCTGCGACCATTGCCTAAGTCTTTACGTTGAATCCCGGATGCAGGCCTTGGGTTATTGGCTTCGTATTGTTCAAATGTTTCCATAACAACATTACGGCAAACATCCTGGAACCATTGATCCACAATCTGAGAATCATCTTTGCCCTTATAACCAGAACGAACTAGCTTGGCTACAAAAAAATCATTCCAATCTAATTCAAATGCACCGTTACCTATGTTTTCTGGATCTAGTTCTACACTGATTATACTAACATAGGGTTCGCCTTTTTCGGTGGCAACTTGTTTAGGTGTTTTCTTGACTTGCGTGGGCTTTTTAGCCTTAGGTGCTTTTGGTGTTGACGGAGTTTCTTTTTTTTCTGGCGCAGACGGTGTTACGACTTGAGGTTGGTCTTTACTGAATAATTTATTAAATAGTCTCATTGGTTATCCTTTTAACATTTTTAAAATAGCTTCATCGCGATGATACCATCGAACTTCGATCACCGGATCACCGGGCCCGCCAATAATTCTTAGGGCTCTCATAGCTAGTCCCCACACTACGCGATTGGTGGTATAGCAACGCCTAGGAATTAAACTGTATCGATATTCGAATACAGCACGATCGTCGAATGGATCGTACGACTGAACTTCATCGGCATATCCGGCACCGACGCCCATCATTTGCCCCACCCATTACCCCACAGATCGACGTGCAGTCGCGGGCTGTAATAGTAACCTTTACTACAAGCCCAATCGGCGACTCTTACACGATTTTTTTCGTAAGGAGTAACAACACCGCCTTGAGGCATTACATATACAGAACCTTTAAATCCGCCAGTTCTAAATTCTTTTACTGCCCGATCTACTTCGGCAAAATGCTCATCTGTTTCCACAACAAATTTGAGATAGGTATATCCTAATTCTTGATAGCTGGCTACAATATCAGGGCAAATAGCATCTTCCCATCGTTCACCGCTGGCACTTAACTTAGCACTGACACTAAACGTAAGATTGTTACTAGTTCTACGATCACCTTTAGAATTTAATTTAGAATTTAATGTCCAATTAAGTAAATATTGTCTAAATGATGGCAGTAGTTTTTGAGTACCGTTTGTTTCAAATGTTAAATTTTGCAAATCTAACATATTAGGATTGCTTAATAATTCTTCGTAGGCACGTTGCCATCCCAATAAAGGTTCTCCTCCGGTGATAACAAGATGTACATCGTTCCCGTTATCTTGAATCCATTTGTTATTGGGTGTAAGTTTTAACATACTGTCTACTAGTTGATTAGTGTCAATGGTTGGGCTTAGTTCTTTAAAAGCTGGATGCCAACTTGCATAACTGTCACACCCAGTATTGACTAGCGGGAGACTGTTAAAATCTTTGTATAAATGAACATTTTTTGCAACATCATCTGCTTCAGTGCTTTTAACTCCCGGAGCACACCCAAACCCACTGCAAGTAAAATTGCACCCGAAGGTTCGAAGGAATACACTGGGGACTCCGACAAAACGTCCTTCGCCTTGTGCTGAATAGAAAAGTTCACTGACTTTGAGTTTCATATGATGATCCGCATGAGTTAACGCATTGACTGCTTGTTATATCTACTGTATTATAAAAAATATCTTTCAAAGAGTCAAATTTTATTTTGTTCGATGCCCAATTTGAAGTATAATAGCAACAATAACTATAGGATCCCATAGAATCTAAATATATACTAGGTTGACTCATATGCATACAATTTTCTTTCCTGACCGACGAGCTCTTAGTAAGATTTTTAATTGATTTTATAAGCACTGAGGAAGGCTCCAGTGTTATATATGATTTTCCTGAAACATAATCTTTTGCTTCTTCTGTTCGTCTAAATGATTTTATTAATTTAAATTTTTTGAATTTTAATTTTTGACTTAACTTTAAGCAATCTTTTATTTGGTGCTCGTTGTGTTTAAATGTTATAAACTGCCATGTAGCGAAACCTCCATTATCGATAAATGTTGTAGCATTTTCGATGATCTTATTCCAGCTAGTCCCTTGCCTATATAATTCGTGTGTACCCGCTAATCCGTCTATGCCAAACCATACATCATGTTCGATATCGGCTAGCTTATGCGCTAACTTTTCCCACCATTGCTGATTTCTAATACTACCGTTGGTATGTATTTGAATTTTTTTAACATGCAATTTAACTATATCGATCATATCTAAGAATGATTTAGCAGCACACGGATCTCCATGATTTCCGCAAAACTGTACTGCATATAAGTTAGGCAACGCTTCTACAGTTTTTTTTAATACTGATAAATCTAAATCTTGTTCTGTTAGATTCGGATACAATCCGTGTCCGCTAACATTTCTCGGACAAGATGGACACCATGCATTGCACTTACTACTAGCTTCTACGTGTAACCATCTGATATCTTCAGCTAACATATAAAGTTGACCATTTTTTGAGTTTTTCTTTTTTGGCATTTTTTGCCGACTCTAAATTTTCTCGTTTAATAATCTGCTGTTCTATTAGAATATCTATCATAGCTAACACATCGCCGATTTCCATTTCTAACATTTCAGCATGTTTATATCCAGTTTTATAATGAACACTGTCAATGCCAAATCTTCTAATTTTGCTGACCTCGACTATCACTTCCGCACATTCTTCTTGAAGAATTCCCAAAGCTTCTTCGTGACTACCGGGATTTAATTTAAACATACTAGTTCCAATGTCGAATTACACCTGCTACAATAAAGCAGTTTGTTATAATATATGATAGCACAATTGCGGTACGAATGCAAGCAATACGATCCGCTTCATGATCTGTACTACCTGCTTTTTCGCCCAGGGCTTTAGCCCATAGTCTCCATAACTCTTTCAATTTGATTATGCAAATAGGTCTTCGTTCCATTCACGGTGGCCTTCGCGATACGCCATGTTGCTTTGTGTTTCGCGAACTTCAACACGATAGCACCACAAACGTGCAGCTTCGCCTGGTCCCCACATCTCTGGGATATAAACGCCATTGACATACTTGTAGAGCATGTCACTAAGTCCCTCACAGCCTAGCTTGGGTAATACAACAATCTTAGCCATATTCTTTTCCTGTAACAATTTAAATGTCTCCATGTCTGGGTCATCTTGTGCTACGATAAGCGTATGATCAAATTGATCTTCTAATGTCTTTTTAAGTTCTTTTAATCCACCGTAGTCCGCTGCCCAGTTACGGACATCTAAATCGTCGGTGCCAAAATAAAACTTCATTGAAAAACTGTAACCGTGAATTAAATTACAGTGACTATCCGCACGCCATTGTCTGTAAGCACAAGGAAAAGCGTCGTGATATTCTTTTGTTGATGTGTACTTGTAAAGTACGGGTTGTAGATTTGCCATCTCTAGTCTCCTTTATTAGGTAGCAAGTTTGATGGCATGCAGAATTTTTATAGAGGGATGAATGCCTAAAGTCCTCTGAGCAAGTATTTATCTCCACCAATTCTCGTAAGGAAATACCATACGTTCTTTTTTGCTCTTAGAGATTTCTTCTCCGCAGAAATCTACGGTAACTTTTGATTTGCTACTGACATTATCATAAATCACCGCAAACTTAACATTGTTGTTCCAAATGTCTTTCCAGGCTGGGTCGCTGGGTAAACATCCAGAACGCCAGTCTTCCATCAAATTATTAATTGTCCTGCCTGTATCATTAATATCATTGACAATCAAAATGTTTTTGCGTGTACTGGGATCTGTGGTAATTGCATCAGTGGGTCTCGGAGTAGTCGTTGCTGTCACGTAACCGAATGCATCCTCGGCCATCCACAAGTTACTTTCTTTTTTGCTTAAAGTGTTCACTGGAATATTAAAATAATTACCAATCATTACAGCCGGTACAATACCACCTTGTACCATGCCCACAATGTAATCTGGGCGCCAACCACTGTTAGCAATATCTCTACAAATCTTTGCAACAAGACCTTGATATTCTTTATTAGTAATATTCATTTTCTATTCTTTCCATGTGTTCTTTAAGATTGTGATTAATTACGCTGTCTAAAAATTTTATAATAAACATAGATGCAATACTAGCATCTTCTCCGTTAAAATGCAACCTGGTGCCGCCTTCGCCGTTTTGATGATGATGGCACCATTTGCCACGACCGTATGCTACATATACATTAGAATGTTCATGCCCGCGATGATTCCAATATGTATCAACTTTTTGTCGACCACCAATTTGTTCGTACCAATCAATTATATTTTTAGTTAAACTATTGATGTCTATCCATATAGGATATACTACAGTGCAACCTGGAGGTAATGCTATCATTTTGCTCTACTGGCTAAGTATTGTTCCCACTGCACCCATTGACCTTTGCTCAGAAAGCCCCAGTCTTTTTGTTGTGGGCCCGGGCAAAATAAAGTCCAGCAAGTTACAGTTGGGTCAAGTTCGATTCTGTGATAACTAGTTGCTTTACAAATTCTGAAATGACCTGGTCCTCGCCATACAGACAGCTCTCCAACTTTTTCGCCTTTTGAATTAAACTGAGGAATCCATTCCCAATATCCACCGCGAAGAATCAAAGTGAAGTAAGGCCAAGGGTGATCATGAACATCATCAGGGTCTGACTTTAGAAATTTATGCAAAAATACATTGAAAGGAAAACGCTTTCGGTCTTTAAGAAACAAATAGTATCGTTCTAGATATGGTTCGTCGTTAACACGATCCATTACAATACGTTTTCGGTCAAAACGTTCAAGTAATTTAAGTAGCATGATGCATCCTTCAATAAAACATTACTGTGATATTTTACTGAATATTTTAATTATTGTCAATTACGTAACAGACTCAGACTGACAATTTCGGACACATGCTTTGCAACATCTTCATCGTCGTGAATAACGTGAACAGTATTTTCCGAAGTGTCTCTTTTTCTATTATAATTTCGAACAGATACAATGATTCCTCCTCTGGCAGGAGTTACAGTGAATCTTAGAGTGTTATCTTCCTGAATGTCATCGCCACTGGTTACTGACAGTCTAGAAGGAACTAATTCTGCTTCATTATCGGGATATAAAAAGTTTTTAAGTTTTTTTCTTAACCAGTTAGTCATCTTTTTCTCCGGAAAATTCTTCGCCTGTGTCTACATTTGTTAATTGGATAGGACCATAAATCCAGTGTTCAGAGTCATCGTTAGTCCACCCATCGCTTTCCATGCCTTCGTACCAATCTTCGTCCCATAGAGCCTGAATACGTTCTTGTTCTTCTTCATCCATGTCATCGGGAAATGTCCATTCTACCCAACAACCATCATTCATGTCTTCCATTTCCCAATCGTAATCTGTACAAAGTACATCGTACCCTTCTGGATTAGTTAAGTCAATGTCAGGACGCTCGTCGCTGTCGCAGGTCCAAGTTCCCCATCGAAACCCTTCGTCTTTGGTTACAGTGATACCATCCTTAGTCCAGAATTGACGCTCGACGGCATTCTTTTTATGTAAGTTAGTGATTTTCCAAACAGCCATGATTAACTATCCCTGTCCATTTCACCAGCTTCTTTGACCAATGCCAGCATTTCATCTAATGTGTTACATAAAATTTTAGCATTGACATAGTCGCCTTTTTTATTGCGTCCACCAACTTCTACCATGAATCCATTGTCATACATATTAATTGTAAATGATTCATTTACTTTTGTTAATTTATCGCCGAGTTTGCTCACTGTTTTTGTTGCCATGATTAGGTTCCTTTGATTAAAATTCAATTGAGGCTAGATATCCTCAAATTTTGATAAGACAGATGTTAAAGTTGAAATAACTTTATTCTTGGGTAGTTTGATCTTCAGCGGGCACTGACTCTGCTGCTTGTCGAGCTGCCAATTGTTCTGCATGTAAAGTTTGTTCGGCAGTAATTAGATCTGACACATAATTTTGCACACGAGTTACTTCTGCAGAGCCTAAGTTAGCCAAGATCCATTCCAGAATTAGTTCTCTAGTTACTTGATCGTAGGGCACTGAATTAGCTGGATCGTGTGTAAAAGTCATGGTGTTCAGTGACTCTTTCATAAACTGTCCGTCCCTGCAAAAACAGCCATACAACGCAGACTGCACAATACCATTTTCTGCCCTAACATCAGTTAATACTTTCCATTCAAATTGCATATCAATCACCTTTATATCTGATATTTATCTTGTTTACTATTAAAAATTATCGGGGTGCAAAGTCCTGTTGTAGTTTAATATTGTCGAAAAACTCTTTCTTAGTGCCAGGATCGTCCTTAAAAGCACCTTTGAGCACAGTAGTCTGAGTCAGCGAGCTATGTGCCATGATGCCACGATTTTCGCAACAACCATGAGTTGCTTGTATGTAAACACCTACATCTTTTGCACCCGTGGCCTTTTGAATTTCCCTAGCAATATCATTACAAAGTTCCTCCTGGAGAGTACCTCGTCTTGCACACCACTGCGCGATACGTGTGTACTTCGATAAGCCAATAAGTTTCTCAGCGGCAATAATGCCAATATAAGCAACGCCAGCAACGGGTTGGTGATGATGACTACACATACTACGCAACTCACTACGAACAACCAACATGCCTTCATATCTATCCTCACTGTCATTTGGAAATGCTGTACAATCTGGAGGCGATTCATATCGGCCTGCCATTATTTCATTAAAATACATTTTTGCAAGTCGCCTTGCTGTGCCTTTGCTATTAGGATCAGTTTCACGGTCGATAAGTAACCGATCCAATACTAGTTCAAAAGCTTCTGTTGCTTCGTTAATTAAGTGCTCTTTGTCGCTGTCGTGCAGATAGTCACTAATGTTATCACCGGCCCAGAATCGTTTTCCGTCTCGCTTCATTTTAGCTCGAAGATAGTTACCTAGATATTTTTCTTCTCGATAACCGCCATCACCTGCCATAGCATCTAAACCTGTTTCTTTTTGTGTCATATTAATCCGTAATAGTAAATTGCCTTAGATCAGCATATTCTACATGTTTAGGGACAGGTTTGTCAACTCTTATTCCCTTCATTAATGCCAATCCCCATTCTGCTTCTTCGGGAGTTGGCTTGTAGTGATAGCCGACCTTGAACTCTTTTTGAGTAGTCCATGGTCTATTATTTAGGTCCCTGCCGTCATAGCGCATTAAAATAATAGAATCATATGCAGCTTTGTCATCTAACAGAATAGCTCCGCCGCGGCCAATATGCAATGGTTTGTCATGACCAAAGCTTAAACACTGCATCATTCCGGGACGATACATTCCTTCCTCGAGACGTCTGGCACTATCCCAAACTCTAGTATTAATGAAAGGATATTCCCCGACCCACTGCTGCCATTCGTGATTTAAGTATGTGTAATTAATGCCAAGTTTATGCATCAGCATGGGTATACTAATGTAGGTATAAGGCGTAAAACTAACTGTCTTTACTTTGTCATACCGTAAACATAACTCAATGGCGTGGGTGCAGCAATCAGTCATGATTGCGTACGGAGCTCCAGTGAACTCAGCTAATTCTTGTTCAAATTGATAAATTCTATCAAATGCGTTTAAGGAGTTCATTTGCACTAAAAAAATTATCAGTTAGATGCTTTGACAAGACTTTTAATTGTGGCAATCGATTTTCATAATGATCCATATGTTGCATAATAGCAAAACACAGATTAGACCGATTAGTGATATATTGATCCCAACTTTCAGTCCAGTGCGACGGATATTTAAAAATATCGGGATACATTTCTTTATAGCTTAACCTGTCGGGCACCATTGGAATGGCATCCACTAGCGCACCTTCGTAACAACCTATACCTAAAGTTTCCTGAAGACTGCAACTAAACACAATCTTAGCACGGCCTAACAACTTGTGATATTCATGTTTGCTTAATTGCTGATCCTGGCAGACAACAAACTCATACTGGGGTAATTGTTTAGCCAAGTCACGAAAGATCTCGACTTGTTTCTCAGGTGCAATGCGATGCGGGAACACAATAAGATCACGCTTGGGATTAGTATTATAGTTTTCCAGAACATCAACCATATATTCCATGGGCCAGCCTGAGCGTACAATCTTTCCACTGTCGTAGCGTTCAGCAAAGTCTTCTTCATACCATGGATTTTCTGTAGGCCAGCCATCTTCTAGTAATTCGTCAAAGAATAATTTTACATGAAAGTCTGTGGCAAAGTAGTTGTGATCGAATGCGTAGAAGAAACTCTTCTCAGCATGTCTGACCCATCTTTTAGCACCAACAAGACGTCCGAGGAAGTCTTGAGGATCATACGATCCAGCATGCCATAGTCCGTGTGTAACTACTGGAATGTTCAACAGCTCACTCATGTACTTTAGATTTATAATGCCCGGATGCCAAGCATCAGTAAAAAGAAAATGGTCGCCAGCTTGAATGCGTCCAGCACAAAATAGTCGACCAATTTGTTCAACTTGACTAGACTTATAGATATTAGTCCCACCAAAGTTAAGAAAAGCACCAGGAGTGGTTGCACTAGGGATATCCGTAGGGCCAGAAATAACTTGAACATTGTGTCCTGCCTTTCGTAAAAGAGAAGGTACATGCTTTTTCCATTGAGCAGTGTACCTAGTTTCAACAGATTCTAAGTCTATTAGAAATACGTTTGACATCGTTAAGCATCAAGTTGTCTGTCGAGCTGTCTATTTTGCCAGTTACGATGTTTTTCAAATTTGCGATATTGTTCAGATTTATACAAATCCTTCTCGTCAAATTTTAACATATTAAACCTGCAATAATCTCGATAACCATCGAGATCGGCAAAAATTCTATCAACTTCTGGTTTCATGCGAAGATATTTTTCGATGTATTTAGGCTGCGCCATTATAACTTTCCTTAAATTTTAATACGTTGAATGGGTTGGTGAGTTTCGTATTTGATGAGGGCTCCGTTTTCACCGTCTTCGGAGACTTCAATCCAGACTGCTCTCCCTGGATGCTTTGCAGTAATTTGAATATAAAGATCATCGGACATCATTTCACAGGACTTGTAATCAAGTTTAAGAGTTCCGTCTTTGTAAAGATTTTCTAACCATCGTTTAAATTGAATGAATTCTATGTCCCGATCATTATGTAGCACATCAATCCAAACTTTGAAATGAAATATATGTCGATGGGGAGAGCCCAGAAAACTTACATCATATTCGTCTCCGGTTGCTAGCATGGGATCAGTTGCTGCCGCTGGATAACAATGAATTCCTTCTTTGCGAAAAGTTACCCAAATCTTTCTTTCTGCATGACTCATAACAGAATTTGCTTGTTCACGATTTTCTTGATTCATATTATTCCTCAATAAATGATATAATTAGTGGTTTAAACTTTAACGGTCTGATAGAATCTAAGTATTCTGCATATTCTAACAGACTTTTATTTTGTTGTAAACTAAATTGGTGTCGTTCTGCAAGTTTTATTAAAAACGATTTAATATACTGATTTTTTGGATGACTGATAACCAATTGGTTAACATCGTCTATTAACTTGTCTACGAATTTTTTTGAACAACTGTTAAGTGATAAAAAAGATGGGTGCTCCAATGGAATTAGTGATAAATGAAACTTATTCTGTTCAGCATACTTAATAATATCTACTAGATTAGAAATACTGGTAATCTGCATGACATGATTAAGTTGTATTTCAAGGTTGGGCAATAATTTAAACTTTTCGATGTTGTTTAAAATTTTTTCAATGTCGGATCCATACCTTATGATATTATTTTCCGCGGACACTGATTCTAAACTGATACTAGCAGTAACTTTTTTAAACTTTTTAAGAGTATTTAAAAAATTATCATCGGCTATAGTACCATTAGTGCAAACATCAACAACGCAATCTTTATTTAAATTTTCTAAAAACTCTCTAATAGATTTAATACTTAATGGCTCTCCACCTTGAAACTTAATCCACTTGACGTCAGCTTGAATTTCTTTTAAAAAATCTTTACCAGATTCAATTTCAGTCCAATTATGTACAATATCTTTGTCTTCAGAATTATTAAAATTTTTTAAATTTAATTTAAGAATTTTATTTTCATTGAGTTTATATTCTTCTGCTATCTTATCTGAAAAAACAGGAGAACACATAACGCATTTTAAGTTACAAAGATTTCCTAATCTTAGATCCCATGTTACGGGAAGGTAATCAAGAACAAAGTTATCATTCTCACTTTCTACAACTTTTTTTAAATTGATAGTTTTTTTAAATAACTTATTATAACTCAGTCTGAGACTTTCTTTACCTACAGATTCTGTTTTCCAACAAGTTGCACAACCCTTATGTTCGACACCGTTAAACAAATCATTTCGCAATGCGACCATCGGACCGCTATTCCACCATTCTTTATATTCGGTAAAGTTGTAATTACTGGATGTGGGATACTGACAACAAGGTCTTAGCTTTGTATCAGTATGCACAAGTCCATGCGCCCATGGTGCAAGACAGAGTTTATCGAACTTCATTTAACGAAAACCGGAGTATCACCTACGTAGTCTTTCCAGTCGGTATACACTTGGCGTGTTAGTAACTCATTGAGTGGGTGACACCACACTCCAGTATTAGTATCGCCCCAAGTGTTATCATCAATTTTAACTGTGGCATGATAATTATATAACTTAATGTAAGGAATCTTAACACTGATCATGGGAATGAAAGTTTTGTATTCACACCACGATTCTTCGTGAATTTCTTTACAATATTGTACGTCGAAGTCTAGTGTAACAAAATAGTCTTTAATTAGCAAGGGTTTAATCATTTCGTCCCACGATACCCAATCATATGGATTGGCGGGATGAAAGCTTTGGCTAGTGCCAAAATAAATGTGTCGAATACTGTGTTCTTCTGCTAGTCTGATAATTTCGTCTGCGGGTTTAATACCTACTACAAACAAGGTCTTTTCACCCTTCATAGTAGTATTTTCTACTTCTGTACCAACAAAATAATCTACTTGTTGCCGTGCATCTGTATTAAGAGCCATTGTTTTTCCAATAAATGTAGCCTCTGCTGTACCCAGCGGGCCGGTTGTTGCTGTCGCTGAACGCTTGTTGCCATTCAGTGTCTCTATTATAGCCTTTTGTCCAAAACTTGTCAATATTGATATCACCGCTGGTAATCCAATATTCGGCCTGTTTCATACAGTCGTGGAATTTGTTTGTTCTTGGACTGGGAAACATCATTGTACAAGCTTTCCAAAGCAATGTACCAAAATCAGTTGATACTTGCTTCTGAGAACCAAATACTACCAATGCTTCGTTGTTTATTATGGGGCAATCAAACACATATGTACTGCTGCTCAAATCTATAACAACATCATATGTACCAGAATAGTCATCGCTTAACGTATCCTGCCACAGTTCTTTATTTGATTTGCCTACCACTGTGATTTCAAAGTCTAAATGATTTAACTTAATAGTATTGTAAGCAATCCAAGCAAGAAAGCCACTGCCAAGTATTAGTAGTCGTCGTCCTGGGCCTGCTCGTTCAGCAATTTCGCGTAAGGGTTGATGAACAATGTTAATGCCACAAGCCACTGGCTCCAGTATATATCTAGGATGAGCCTCGGGAACAACAACATATTCTCTGTCCCTGACGTTGTAAACATCGGCGTAGGCCGGTTCTCCGCGTGTTGCAACATAGTCTCCGAATTTGACATCTTTTACATTTGCTCCTATACCAATTACTTGTCCTAGCCCTTCGTGTCCCTGCATATGAAGTGGCAACGGACCGAAGTTGCCTAGCATCATATCTATGTCACTGCGACATACGCCAGTCATAACTGAACGTACACAAATTTCGTCGAATGCCAACGGCGATATATCAAATTCAGTTTCAATGAATTCACCGTTGCCAGTGGTTTGTAGTATGCGATTCATAAATTAATCTTTCTATGAATCCAACAATCGATTTCAAATTGCTCTTTCCAAAAGTTGTTATTATTTAGATTATTAACAGCATCTGAAATCATATTTTTATAAGCACTTTCAGGACATAACCCCAAAGGCACAACATAATCATCGAAATAAATTGCAATATCGTCGTGACTGTTATTGCGCCAGTTTGCTCGGATGACCCATTTATGATCACTGACGTAACCTTCAAGCTCAACCCTGTCGTCCACATCGTATGTACCGCTCATGTCAACATCGCCATAATCGCTGTCTTTAAGATCATCTAATGTCCACTTTTGCCATACTTGTTTATAAACCCAGCTAGTGTTTTTATAGTTAGGTTCTAACGCGATGAATAAACTTAATAGATGAGGCAGTAAGTCTCTGCTTACACCGCCGTAGGCCAATGATTTGGTAGTAAACCAGCTACCTGGTTTGGGCACACGATTTTTATTAATCCAATTTAAATTAATGTTTTTAGAACTAACATAGTGCGCTTGCATCTCATTTAAGTTGTCACGCCACATGTTGTTCTTGACCATCATAAAACGTGTTTTAGGATAGTCTTTAATTAATTGTTTCCAGGATTCTTCAGTGGCAGCTCCAGGTTTTTCGATGAATACAATTTTACTACAAGCCGCAATTTTTCTGGCAATATTGACGTGTGTAAAATTTGGAGTACAAATATGTACTGTATCAAATTGGCCGTGAATTCGAAGAGCACTGTCGACATCTTTGTGTTGTGCTTTAGATATATCTAAATCAACAGTGACGACAGTGTGGCCAAGTTTTTTTAGCACCGACTCATAGAGTTGGCCGATGCCCATGCCTACAATTAAACTTTTCATTGTTACATTATAACAGACTTATCGATCATCGTCAAAGTTAACGGTGTCATGATCGTGTTCCCACTGTAACCGTTCTAGTCGTCGAATTTCGTCTCTAAATGCAAGTTTTTGTTTTTTCCATTCTTGCACTGTTTGATTTTCGGTGCCTGGATGATCACGTTCGTGTGCAGTGATACGCTCATCCAATACACGATGAGATTCTGTTAAATGTTTAATGCGTTCTTTATACATTGTCGGCCTCCAATTCGTCTAATTTAGATTCGTCTAATCCACTGTCGTCGCGATGATATAAATCTAAGTCTTCCATTTCAAATAAAGTATTAAACATAGTCCCGGCATTAACAGTTTTCTTACCCACTGCTCCTCGAGTTCCCACAATGTTCATCCAATATTTGTTGTAATGTTCAATAAGACTTTCCGCTTTACCTTTATCACTGGTAGCAAATATATCATTGACAATATCCCTAAAAAAGTTACGATCATACTGTCTGAAATTCTTTTTGTCGGCAGTGCTTGATACTAACATTTCGGGATAATTTCCTGCATCGTATTGTCGATTAGCTTCCTGAACTGCATGTATGTGTGTCCACACATTATGTCCCATTTGCAACGTGTAACTAAAGCTATCCCAGGATGTACGACCTTCTTTACCAATTTTATTTAAGTCTCCGGGTTTGTAAATACAAACGTCTTTGATAGTCATACGTTCACTGTAAGGACTTTCTAAGAAAGTATCCATGATGCCATCTTGCAAGATGGCATCTCGGAATGATCGAGTATCAGTGGAGTATTTTTTATTATCCACACTGGCTTGCATATGGTAACTCCACTTGCTACGGTCCTCTGTGGTTACATTGTAGTAAATTTGACCGTTAGCAGTTGCAAGGAAAGGACTTGCACAATCAAAGCTAATAGTAAAGTTTTCATTATGATATTTACGAATGGCTCTTTGTACGTCAGTTAACAAAGTGGCCCATTCTAATTTACTTGTGCCCAGAAAGTGCATCCAATCGTGCAGTCCCGGTTCAAGTAGACCGTCAAATCGTAGAGCAACTAGCCTGCGTAACAGCAAATGCACATCGCACATATTTTGACCACCCATGGCCCAACCTTCAAATGGTTGACTGTACTGTTTTGGGTCGCAATACTTTTTCATACGATCATACCAGTCGTCTGCTTCAGTATGATTTTCGCCTTGTAGAACGTTTAAGAACTTACAGCGTCCGGTACGATTCTTCATGAAATAATCGTTATTGATATATGTACCTTGTACTGCCTCAATGTAAGTGTTGATTCCTGTAGCCTTTTGTCCAGCTGGACTCCGTGCAACCCAAGCAGGAATATCAAGAATCATGCCTCGATCCATATAAGCGTCCATCCAAGATAAAACTTGTTCACGCTTTTTTTGTGCTTTGGGACAAGCAGGATTTTTCCAATCGCCTTCCCATACACCTTTGCCAATTTGGAATCCGCCGCTGTCTCCGAGAATGAATGTATTAGGGTCGCGATTACGAACCATGTCATCTCTGCCCGGTGGCTTGTTAACGTCTAAGTCTGCGTGTCCTGCGGAATATAAACTCCACTTATAGGTAAAGTAACCTTGCTGGCTGTTTAACCAGTTCATACCTTCGATGCCATTTTCAAACTTTGCAGGCACACGAGCAGGGTCTATGTAGTTGGGATCAAGTCTTTGTTTACTAACATCCCTACTATAAAAACTGCTTAGAGCAGGCAAAAAGACTGCATAGTCTTTTTGTTTACTAGTTAAATCGTCGTAGGTCGCCATTACTTGGTCTGTGCTGGTAGAATATAGTTGTACTCTGCAATACCGCTGTCTACAGTGATCATTGCCGCACCTTCGTCACTGATTTTAAAAGTCTTGTCACCGGGCAAGCTAAGAATGCTGATGACCACTGCAACAGGCCATGCCCACGCTTTAGATAATTTGCCGCTGACCCCAGACTGGAAAACAAAATTACCTGCGTGACTGCTGTGGTCACCGAAGTAAAATTTTAAGTCACTGTTTTCTGTTTTAGCAATGAAATTGTTTTCTTCGCTGTTTGCACTGGCTTGAAATTTAAGACGTTGAATACTGGCTGCACTGGGAACGATGTCGATGTTCCATGCAACTTGCTTCATACGAACAGTTTTAAGTTTATCATTGACAATTTCAGCGCTCATAAAACGATAGTCGTTTTTGAAGTCTCCCGACTTATTCTCAAAATGAACACCCACTGGAACAGCTTCTCCGTTTTTATCTTGAGTGCTGACAGTGATAACTGCATTTTCTTTATACTCTGGAATATTAAGCACAGTGTTTAACTTGCCCAAATTTGGCATTCCAAAAGTACCAACAAATTCTGCAATTGGTCCTTTAAATTTAGCTTGTAGAATAACACTGCGATTTTCTGCAATTGCTTCTAGTATGGTTTCATTTTCTGTGCCTACAATCTTAACTAGGTCAATAACTCCCAGTCCATGAGTATGTTGCACGATGTCTAATAGGTGGTCTTTCATATGTTCTCCAATAATGTGTTAGTGTATATAAGTTATTTAGAAAAATCAAGTTCTACGGTGAATAATTTCACCCATGGACTGTCCGGCTTTTACCGTTTTAAGTTCGCCAGGTTTTTTAATTTTAATCCAATGGACCCCTGACAATGAATCATTGGTGTCTAGCAGTTCGAAATTCGATTCCTGGCAAGAATTGATTAATAATTTTTTAGGCATCCAACTCTTAAAACCAGTTTCAGCATAAACAGCCGCATTACTAAATTCACAATTATTATAGCTAAACATCATTACGCCGCCCGGGCGCAATAAATTAAAGCATTGTTCTAAATATAATTTAGTTTTATCTAATGGAAAAAAGTCAAAGACCTGCCATGCAAATATAAAACTAAATTGATTTTGGGGAAGCATACTTAAATCGTTTTTAGGAAGTCCATCCCAGCCCGCAAGGTATGTTCTTAATCTTCTTTGATATTCTATAGGAAACTTAGATTTTGTGGATTCTATAAATTCTGGATGAATATCCACAATGTACAAAGGGTCCCCTGCTACCATATATTCAGTCCATTGCCCATCTCCAGGTCCAATTTCTAAAGCCGGGTATTTAGAGTTAGTGTGATTTCTTATGTTTGTTATTACAGTTTGTTTAACATCGTCGTCACAAATTACAGTTCTGTATTGTCTTTCATTATGTACATCAGTTTCGCTAGCAAATTCTACTCCATTTATTAGATAGCCTTCTTTGTAAAATTCTTTAACTTGTTCTTGGATTAACTTTTCAACATACTGTATCAAGTTAGTTATTAATTCGTCTGTTTTTGTAATATGCGAACCTAGCTGAGTCAATTGGCCAGCAAGGTTGTTTTTTATGTCTCCGAATACAAAAGAACTTAACATGTTATCTACATATATTGATGTTTCTTTAAATTTAGATTCAATGAAAGCTGAAAAAGTTGGAGATTGAAACTCCAATAGCTGTTCTTTTATTCTTACTAGTTCGCTTATTTTCATTTTAAAAAGTCTGATTATTAATCAGAAAAACTAAACAATGTATCAAATGTACTATTGATGTCTGTGTTTTCTGAAATTTCCCAATTCAATACACCTAACAAATTTTCTACTTTTTGATCCACAATACCTGCCTCCATTAGACTATCGTCGAAAGGCAAGTCTTTAAACCATTGAGGAATGTGTGTTTCATCTGTAGGATAAGCCACGCTGGTATATCCCAGTGGATTATTTTTGACTTTGCACACAATAACTTTCATACCGTCTACGATTTGCATACTGTAGTTGTCACTGTGCATACGACGCAGATTATTCCAATTCATAGCCGCCCGTACATGCCCAGGCATGTTTGCTTTACCTTGCTTGGTTTCTTCGGCAGTATACTTGGTTAAGTTATTAACTCGTTTAGGAGTTCCTTTTTCCCAAGCTGGACGTTCTTGAAACTTAATTTTAAATTCTTTTACTTTTTCAATAATAGATTCGCGTTCGGCACCTGTAAGCACATCTAATAAAATTTCACTTAAAAAGTCTTGCACTACTTTTGGAGTGTCGCTTCTTTTTAAGTCCAAGCCCATGGCCTTTACCTTGCCTTCTGCGCCTTTGACGTCCAACCGTTTGCCTTCTTTATCATAGATAAGAACAGCATATCGTTTTTTCTTAATAAACAGACCAGAAATAGCTACCAGCTCTCGGCCACCTTTAATAATGGATCCATTTTGTCGAGGGCAATGAAATGCTTTTTCCATGAAACCAGGAAAGCTTTGATTAACTTGTTCTCCGATACTGTCGTACAATTGAACAGCAATGTCTTTGTTCCATTCCATCCGACCAGCTTCGACATCTGCTTGCACAGCCGGCCACGCACTGAAGTAAACAGAATCAGTGTCACCGTAGATAATAGAATCTCCCACATGATCGTACTTGCCAAATATACATTCGTTGACAAAACTGTCCATGTGTTTGGCAATAGCTCGTCCAGTTAACGTAGTACTTTGACCAATTCTATTATCGAAGAATCTGCATCCAGGATTAAGAATAGCACCATACAAACTGTTTAGATTAATTTTCTTAACCAGCTGTCGTTTATCCCAATACTCTTGATCTTCGGGCGTAGTGGATTCTTTAAGTTTGGCCTGCATTTGTTTACGTTCAGCATACCATCTTTCTAGTAGACCTGGAATAATACCTTTGTGCTCACTAGTAAAAATAGTGCCATTGGCACTCAATATCCAAGGCTTATTACTGTCAAATATAATACGCCATACATCAGCAGCACTGCATACATCACTGGTGCCATCTGCCTCCCAGTCGATGGTAATCTCTACTCCAGGATCGCCCTTCATTACTGCTTCATATTCTAAACTACCAAACAAGCCTTCCCATGCGGCCGCAAAGCTGTCTCCTCCATCCATTTTTTCTTTAATATAACGATCTGTCATCACAGGACGTAACTGTCCTACGATTGTTTCTGGCCCCATGTTAAGAGATCGAATGGCTGAGGGATAGAGACTGTTGATGTCAATGGCTCCGATGTATTTGTGCATACCGACTTTGGGATAAGCAACATAGGCACCTGCCGCTTGGGTGTCTCCATCTTCTTCTCTGCCCTTCCTGTTAGGAACGACCAATCCTTGACTGTGTGCTTCATTGATAATTGCCTGTTCTGTAGTTGCAACTGCGCCCATTGTTGTCTGCAATAACACCGTGTTATCGTGAGCAATGGTATTAGCTAAATCCAAGAAACGTAGCTTCTTGTCTAGTTTGGCAAGCAAGCGAGTATCTTGCCTGTTGTATTTTAAAAATGTTTCAAAGTCTTTATTATATAATTGATCCAATGTGCCTTCATAGGCAGTTTTACGCTCTTCTAACTCATATTCTCCAATAGCATCTAAACTATAGCTATGGCGTTCTTCATAGGTGTACTTTCGATACAACTGCATATAGTCCAAATGAACTCTTCCGATTAAATCGAAAGTAATATTAGTAGCACCGAATCGATCAAACTCCCTTTGCTTGGGAAATTGTCCCCACAGACAAAGTCTCCTTGTGTCGTCTTTGCTTAAAACACGAGTAATACGGCCAACAGTGTATGGAATGTCATAGCCTTCGCTGTTCCACCCACTTAAGATGTCTGCGTCGTCGATGAGATTAAGAAATGTGTCTAACATATCTTCTTCTCTGTCGAAGATATAACAGTCACTGAATTTAGCACAAATTTCTTCCGCAGTTTCCCAACTCATTGACTTTGGGGGAATAGCCAACGTTACTAGTTTATCCAGCCAATCCAAATAGATACTAATAGCAGTGATTTTATTAAACGGATCGGACACTGGACTAAATCCCCGCTGGGGATCAAAGTCAACTTCAATGTCGAAGAATGCTGTTTGCAACTTAGGAGGTTCAGCACCGAGATAGTTTTCTTCAAGGCATCTGAACACAGGTTTGAAATCGCTTTCCCATAGTCTTTTGCCATTCTGCATCCGTAACTCTTTTTGAAATTCCTTGCCATTACGGGTAGCAAATCTGGTCACAGGAGTCCCATAAATAGTTTTATGTTTACCCCTAGGGTCGTCATAATAGAATATGTAGTTAACTGGATATTCTTTATATTCTCGAATACCATTCACCCGTTCTACCACGTGAATACGATCTTTTTGTTTATCAAATAATGCGTCTACGTAGCTCATCTAATTCTTTAAATTTTAAGTAATTCTTTTTCTTTGGTATTAACCAAATGATCAATCTCTACAATAAATCGATCTGTTAATTTTTGTACATGAGCTTGGCCCTGTTTTTCTTGATCTTCAGTGATTTCCTTGGCCTTAGATAATTTTTTTAATTGCTCATTGGCATCACGTCTGTGATTACGAATAGCTATTTTAGCATCTTCTCCATTGGATTTAACAATTTTTATCATTTCATTTCGCCGTTCTTCTGATAATGCCGGCAACGGCACAAGAATAACTGTGCCTTTGTTTAACGGATTAAGTCCTAGATTGGATTCTCTGATAGCCTTTTCTACAGGTACTAGCATAGTTTTTTCCCAGGGAGTAACCGAAATGGTTCTGGCATCAACCAATGTTAAGCTAGCCACTTGACTAATAAGAGTAGGGTTACCGTAGTAATCTACTAGGAGATGTTCTAATAGACTAGTACTGGCTCTTCCTGTACGGACCTTACTAATTGTTGATTTGAATGAATCAATACCTTTGGACATCTTAGATTCAGTTTGTGATTTAATATCATTGTAGCTCAATTTGTGATCATCCTTATTAGTCCAACAGTATCTATGGTAGTTAGCAAGATGTAGTTAGCCAGCATACCAAACGACTTCCTAGTGTAAGCAGCCCAAGCATACATAGAGCAGCCAAGAATCCAAATAGGATACAACGCAAGTAAAGGGGGATTCGGGACTGTGGCTGCCATAGTAATAGAACACCCAATACTAATAGACCAAGCAAGCAACTCAACAGTAAAACGGAAGCGATTACTACGCCAGTCATCACGAATCCATGCAAAGGTATTATACAACAAATCGTTCAAAGAGTCTTGCCCACTGTTTCCAAAATAGTATTAAGTTCGTCGTGATCTCGATTA